AATTCAGGGTCAGGCTTCAGCCCACGGCCATACGCTTCGCGGTACACCTTCGCACCGTCCGCGTATCCGGTGGGCATAGGCTCAGCTCTGTGTCATGGCTTGGTTGAGATCGGCGCCGCTCATTTTCGCCGCGTCGTCGAAGACTTGGCGAAAGGCGGCAGTGAGGCGTTTTTCGACTTCCCAGGAATCGCTCATACCCGTCAGCTCGGCAGCGAGCTGGGGGGCAAGGCCGAACACCAGGTCTCGAAGCGTGCGCCCTGCAGCGAAGGCGGCATCTTCCACCGACTTGCGCTCGACCAGGTTGCCCTTAAGCTGGTTGAACTCAGCCTCAGCGATCCGAGCAAGGTAGAACTCACGATGCGCCCTAGCTTTCTGGAAGTCCGGCCCCTGGGCGGACTGGTGGATCGCTGGCTGCACCGCAGGTGTGTCGCCGCCTGGCTGGAGCTGGCTCTGCACACCACGTTCGACTTCGTTTGCTTCAGGCCGTGCCGGTGGCGTCGAGATCGGCGAGATGTCTGCCAATGGATTAAGCTGGCTGTATACGTCTCGCTGAACTCTATCCTGCTGGTGGCGGGCAGCGACGGCAGCTTTGCTGGGGTCAGCTGTGTCCTGAATTTTGGCCAGGGTCGCCTGCACGTCCACTAGTTTTCCATCGGGTGAAAGCACCAGCCGGTCGTTGTTTTTCAGCCAGGTGATGTAGCTGGGTGATCTCCCTATGCGAGCCGCGAAGGCGCTCTTTGACATGAAGTTCGACTCCGTCATGAGCCCTCCATTTCAATGGCTTTTCAACGAACAACCTTTCAATTTCAACAGGTTGAATTTCAGTAAGCTGGCAATCCATCCGCTAACGAAGAACCGCGGGTTCCCAGTCCCGTACCAGAGCCATACTGTCAGGGTCCCCCCGAGTGCTGACAGGTCGAACGGATTCTGCGATTGATTTGGCATATTGTGTACCAGTAACATTGAGAAATATCGAACCTCTCAAACTAAGAATTCCGCACATGCCTATCTCTTTACCTATCACCGTCGAATTAACCTGGAAAAAGATTGGAGTAATTTCTTCCTCCGCAATAGTCGCATCAGCTGCGATCATAGCTGGGACTTGGGAGATTCGAAAAGACTATATCGACAGCCTAAAAACCGAAATTGCAGCTTTCAAAGAAACCGAACACTGGAAAGTACCTGAGACAATAAAACAGCTTGGAGCCATCAGCGAGAAACTAAACAATCAAATGACATTCAAAGATGAATATGAACGTCTCAAGGGTGAACAAAAGACCTACGCAGCCACCAAAGCACAGCTAACCAACGACCTATCGAGTTCAAACAAAGAAAATCTAGTTTTAAAAGAAAAAATCGAATCTCTATCCAAAGAGCTCAAATCACTTTCAACCACACCAAGAGAAATGACACTCACAGGTGGCGAAAGTATTGAGCTGGTAAAAAACAAGATAGTATTAGGGATTGATGACGTATATAGCGGCTTCGTATCAATAAGAATCAACAACGAGGATACGCGAAATCTGTATGTTGGCAATAATCGCCAGTTTGATGTCCGTCATGAAACTTGCACACTGACTGTCACCAAAATTTCCAAACCAAATGTCACACTCAGCTTCAGATGTGGTGAAAATGATCCAACTACCTAATGTAAGTCGGACATAATCGAAGGCCATCCCACCCGAAGATTTTGGGAGTCTGCGCACCCGTGTAGGGGGCGGCCTGGGGGGAGGACCCAAAAATCGGCGGGCGGCGCCCGACCCAGCCCCCACCCCCGGCGGGGGTCACTGCCCCACCTCGCTGCTGGCTGGCGGAGCCTGCGCCAAGCCCAGCCGCTTGGCGGCCCAGCGCTCGTAGAGGTTGATCGCCACGTCGGCGCCCGCCATCGCAGTCAGGCATCCGACCGCTGCAGCTGCCCACACCGAGACACCGAGGGCGTACAGCAGCATGTTGGTCGACAGCCCGCAGGTAACGCAGGCACCCGAGCGCAGGGCCAACCGGCGAATCAGCCCCCAACCGCGAGCCCCCGCCTTGTCCGCCCGCCACATCTCTCCCGACACACCGCCGACCAGGGACAGCACAATCACCATCCAGATTGGCAGCTCGGCTAACGCTTGTTGCTCGCTGTTCATGTAAGCCTCATTGGCAAAGCACGGCGCCGGAAAAAGAAAACCCCGCCGGTTGGCAGGGTTCTCGATGCACCGACAGGTCGGGGCGGGTTGCACAGCACAGTGCTTGTTGGGTCAGCGCCTAAGCGCACTTTTCACATCGTGGTGACTTTTTACAGGTCACCGGAAAAACCGAAAAGGGGGATTTTTCGGTTCGTCACAATGTGGTCGCTATGTAGCATCAATGTTGCACACAAGTTGCAGAGTGACCCGACGAACGGTCTGTTGCCGTACGCGACCAGAGCGAGCGGCCAGTTGCGCAAAGACCCGCAGGTGCAGGGCCTTGACCCAGTTCCGGTAGGTCCGGTCGGCCTCTTCTGCAAGCCCGACTTCGCGCATCTGTTCCCTGACCGTGACCTGGTGGATGTAACGCAGCTCGGCCAGCTTGGCGAGCGTTGCCGCCCGCTTGTCCCCGCGAGCCAGCTCAGCAACGGCTGCATCGACTTCGGCGGCAGCGTGATCCAGACCAGCGCCCGCCATCAGAATCCGCGCACCAGATGAGCCTGTGCGAGGTGCCGCCCCCTTCCACTCCATGATCGTGCCCATCTGGCTACCGAGGCTGGCTCCCAATCCCAGTTGCCGGCGCTGCTCGCCCCAGTGCTGCATCAGTTCGCCCACCAGTCGCAGGCGCTCCGCCTGGTCGATCAGTTCTGCCATGTCCTTCAGGTGCTGGGCCACTTGCACCTGGCGTTGAAGGCGTCTTTCCAGGTCCATCGTCATCGCCATTCCCCCCAAATCAGTACCCAACACACATTTAGCCAACCCAACACAAACCCAACACAGATAAAACCTAATGAATTCAATGCTTTATTAGATGGTGTGTTGAGTGTGTTGGGTTTGTTGGGTTTTTGAGTCCTCGCATAGGTTTTTTTGTCGGCATTCCGAAGCATGAGAAACAAGTCGCCCGCACGCGCGCGTGCGCGCAAACCCAACACACCCAACACAGGGGCACGGGAAGCCTTGAATTTAGGGGGTTCTATGCGTGTTGGGTTGCTCAGACCGACCCAACACAAACCCAACACACCCAACACAGGGGTTCTTGGTTTCATGCAGCGACCCCCTTCACGTGTTCCCACGCGTCAACGTTCCACCCTGCAAGTTTTGCCTTGCTGCGCCAAGTGATAACGGCTTGCCCCAGCTCGGCCGCATTGAACGATGGGGGCAGGGAAGCCTCGGGATCATCAGGAAAGAAGAACGCCGCGAATCGGCGATTACTCCCCTCCGTCCATGGAATCGAGCGCGTCTTATCGACCGTAGCACTGAGCATGAGTGAGAACTTCGTCTGACTCATGGCATGCTCCTTATTACGCGAGCACCACTCGATGAACAACGCGTACAAGTCGGTCGCGAGACAGCAACCCCATAGACCTCGCCCAAGCTCTCCAGTTTGCCAGAGGTGCAGGAAAGTTTGCCATGCCGTACGGCTAAGCGCGACCAAACGTTGCCGCGCCTCGGTCTTGGGAGGACGGGTACGCTGGTTGAAGTCTCCCAAGTCGACCGCGAGCAACCAACCGTAAAGTGCTGCCACCCCGCCGTTGCTCAGCTCCCGACCGATAGCCTTCTGGCGATCAACTGGCAATGTTTGCAAGGGCCACATCACAAGCATCCGACGATCATCCTCGCTGATGGGCCACGGCATGATTTCATTGCTCAGAAAGACCGCATTCATGTGGTTGGCTTCTTCCCAACCGTTGATGAACTTCGATTCCATGCGGACGGTCTTGCCGGTGATCATGTGCTTGATTTTGCCGACCTGGTTGTAGCGCTGGTCCCGGCTTACGACCTCCTCGAATACAGCCCAAAGCTTCCGGCTTTGCCAGGCGTTGAAGCTACCCTCCAACTGAGTCTGGCCAACGGTCGCCGCGTACTGGCCGTACAGCTGGCCGAAAATGTCCGCGAACAACAAGCTCTTGCCCGAGCCCTCCATGATGGAGTGCATCAGCACCGCAGTATCCATCTTGGCTCCCATGTTCTGCAGCGGGTATGCCAACCACTTCGTCAGCCAGCCCAGTGCTTCCTCATCATGGTTGCAGAGGAAGGAAATCAACCAGCGCAGGTTCTCGCAAGCCGCGTCATCACGCACAGGCTCCAGGGGGAGCCCCTCGAAAGTGTTGATGTAAAGGTTGGGATCCTTGGTCATGGTGGGGTCGAATACGATGTGGTCGACATCCACGACACGGCGATCTTGGCTGTTGAGCCACCACTTGTACTCTTCTCCCATGGCCATTTTAACGGCCCCCTCGGCGATACGACGCTTCTTCTCCCGATCCCAGACATCCTTGGTGCCGTCGATGTAGACGTACCGCTCAATGGGGTCCAGCTTCACGGCGCCGCCCCTCTTAGCCGCCAATCTTTTAACTTGCTCCAGCTCTTTCACTTGGTCGAGCGACATCAGCTTTTTATCTGTCCGCTCCATCCACTGCTTGGCGAGCGGCTTGCCCACCAGCGCCTCGAATCCAGGGCGCTTCATCGACTGACCTTTGTCGAGATCCCACACGTTAGTGGAGCCCTCAACCAGGGCGAATCGGCGCATGGCGCTCTTCAGCACCAGACCATCCGCCCCCTCCCCCCCGGAGGCCGAGGAGGCGGCCGAGCTGGGCGCTTCAACTTTCGATGGGGCGCGGGGAAGCTGCTCGGCATCGCTGTCGGCGAGCGGATGCAGCCCGGACTGCTCGACAACTGATGGGGCATGGGGAAGCTCACCCAATGGTGGCGGTGCCGGCGGGCGGGACTTCGCGTCTATACCGAGTATCCGAGCAGCCGCTCTGGTCGCAGCCTTCTGGTCACCGTCGTGCATCAGGATGCAGAACACATCAAACGCATCGTTCTTGTGCCCGTTGGCTAGCGGGTCGGAAGTGTGATGCGAGTAGAGCTTGCCATCCTTGATCGTCACACCGGGCAGTCCTGAGGTGCTGTGAGGGCTCAGCCATTTACCATCAATACGCTTGTAACCATGCGCCTCGATCATCGTGGCGATGTCATGGACGCGGTTGAATTCGGGAATGACTTCGGGGAGCCGGTCACCAGATCGTGCAGCAGCTGGTGATGGCCTGGCCACGGGACGAGCTGCAGCCGCAGGTGCTGCCGCCTTCGGCCTCCAAGGGCAAACAGCCTCCCCCTTCGGTTTGAACTCGTCCCAACCCTGCCAGATGTCCAGCAGGTCAGCCGGCAACTCGGGCAGCCCCTCAGCAGTCGGCGGTGTACGCCACGTGTAGGGTTTACGAGTGCCAGGGTGAATGGATGGCGGCAAGACGTCCTGCACCAGGCAGCCCCGCAGCTCGAAAACAGTCACTTTTTTGAAGGGCTCAGCCGCCATGCGGAAAGCCGCCTCACGGGC